TTCAGCGCTTTAGAGGCGCTGACTGCAATGCCGCTCTCTGAGTTTTCAGGTGATTTCATTCGCTTCACCCTGGGTTACAATGCGGACGACATCCTGCGTTTGTACTACCATTACCTTGAGTACACAAAGCAAGGCTCTTTGAACCTGCCACACCGAATGCGTGGCAACATTGCAGTCGTGATGTGTGGTCTGCACATTTACAACGAGTACATGAACCAGTTTGGCGCGGCGACAATCCCAGTTGACATCACTTACTTCGACCCCATGGTGAAGGAGCAGGGCATTTTGCTGTCCGATGGGCGTTCTCGTTCCGTCGTGGATGACTTCGTGGAAACGGTAGTCACATACACCGCCGGAGCAAGCGAGTTTCGCTACGGGTTCCTGCTGCATTACGATAACAACACTAATGTGCTGTGGTTCCACCTGCCCTCAGCGCACGCCTGGTGGCAGGCACACCTTCGTCGCCGAGGTCTCAATGGGCTTGAGATGTCTGCGCTGCGTGCACAGTTAATCGAGCGTTCGATGGATGGCTACATCTTGCCAGAGACATGCATTGAGTCTCCCAGCCAGGGCAGGTTGATGTGCTTTGGTATCTCACTCAAACGCTGTATCGAGGATGGCTTAAATGTACCTGAGAAGCTCAATCCAGATGTTGTAGAATTACGAGGAGGATTATGATGGATGGCAAGTTAAAGTACGGAGTGCTAGAATACTACACTATCCTTAAAACGCCCCATGATATGCGCTATAAACTGCGGGATAAACTGGATGTTTCCGTGTTTATCAGCGATGGCTGGTATATTGCGTCTTGCGTGGACACATCTATATCCAGCTCTTACGGCGTGGGCATATCGGCTGAGGAGGCGATGACATCGCTGCTGGAGCAGATGATGGACGATTATGACCAGTTCACGCGGTACTTGCGCAGAGGCAAGCTGGGCCCAGAACTTATCCAACAGCAGTGCAAGCTCGACAACCTGTTTAAGAAACGCAAAAATACCAGCAAAGACGACAAGGATATACATTGTGGAAAAGATAAGCTATGCTAAGTGTGACCAGTGTCCTTTTGTAGACCAGCCCCTTGTACCCGATAGATGCGTCTATAAACCAGGAGACCGCCTGGACATACTCTTTATCGGCGAGGCTCCTGGACGTACCGAGGTTCAGCAAAACAAGCCCTTTGTCGGGCGCAGTGGGGACATTCTTAACCGAGTTACCGACCCGCTTTTGCATAATCACACCTGGTGGATTACCAACGCTGCTCTGTGCTTTGACCCAAACAACGGCACAAGCAAGGGGCCGGTTGGAAAAGCGGCGTTTTGCTGTCGTGGTCGTCTGGATGACCTGATTGAACGCACTGACCCCAAGGTTATTATCACGTTGGGTAATGTGCCACTGCAAGCGTTGGTGAAATGTAGGGATGGTATCTCAAAGCAGAGGGGCAAGCTCCGTAAGTTCGGCAATGCCCTGTTGATGCCAACGTACCATCCGGCGGCTATCCTGCGCAACCCGTCGCTGTTTCAGGACTTTGTGTCTGACATCAGACGTGCTATACAGTGCATCGACACCCCTGAGCAGACCGCGCCGGACAGTGTGCCTTTTACGTTGACCGTTGATTTTAACAGGGTCTTTGCCGCAGCAGAAGCAGCGCCTTTTGCTGTGCTTGACCTTGAGACGACCGGCTTGGACTATACGCGCGACCACATTATCTGCTATGTTGTGGCGACGGATAAGGAGGTCTTTATCATGCCGGAGACCGTCCGTACTATCAACGGTTTTACCGAGGCGCTGGCTGCGTGCAAAGCCAAGTGGGTTGGGCACAACAGCAAGTTTGACCGTAACTTTATGCTGTACGAGTTGGGTGTGCCTGTGCATTTCTCGTTTGACACCATGCTCGCGCACTACCTGCTCGACGAACGAGGCGGCGTCCACGACCTGAAGGGTATTTGTGCGTCGCTCTATGGTGCTCCCCACTGGGAAGACGAGATTGATGCTCAGCTTAAGCTGCGCAAAACGCATAATTATGATGATATACCCAAGGACATCCTGTATAAGTATGCAGCTTTGGATGGTTACTGGACAGTGCGTCTTACACACACCATGAACCGGCTCTTAGCTCTGTACCCAAAGCTGCTCAATGTTATGCTGAACGTGTTGATGCCGGCGTCGGAAGCATTCAGCAACGCTGAGACACAAGGTGTGCTGTTTGACACAGAGGCGAACCAGATGCTTGTTCCGGTTTACATGGCTAAGCTCGCTGAACTCCAGGGCGAGCTTGAGCGCATCGCTGGTGTCAAGTTCAACCCACGTTCGTCGCAGCAAACGGCCAATGTGCTTTACAATCTATGTGGTGTGCCCCCAGTGGAGGAGCCGAGGGTTCAACGGATGCCAAGAAGGTGTTAATAAAACGCGCTGGCTATCCCATTGTGGACACATTGCTCCAGTATCGCGCTGTGAACACGCTTCTGACAAGGTACATCGAGGGCTTGTCGGAGGTCGTCGGCGCTGATGGCAGAATACACACATCGTTTCAGCTACATGGCACGATGACCGGCAGATTGTCGTCGTCGCCTAATCTACAGAACCTGCCCAGGTCAGCGCAGGACATCAAGTCCACGTTTATCGCATCGCCAGGACACACATTTATCTATGCCGACTACAGTCAACTGGAACTGCGCTGTATCGCCTGGCTGTCCGATGATGAGTTTCTGCTTAACTGCTATCGTAACGGCATCGACCTGCACAGCGCCATGGCGGAAACGCTGTTTGGCAAGAACTACACCAAAGACCAACGCTCTCTGGCGAAGCGCCTTAACTTCGGGATGGTCTATGGGCGTTCTGTGACGGCGATAGCTAACGACGGGCTTGTGCCGATGAGCCGCGCGGAAGCCGCGCGCATCCAGCGCTTGTTCTTTGAGCGAATGCCCAGGGTACAGCAGTGGATTTACGAGGTGCGAGACCTTGTTCAGGCTCAGCAGTGGGTTGAGTCACCCCTGGGACGCCGCCGCAGGTTCCCCATTATACCCAGCGACAGGCTTGGACAAGAGGAGGTTTATCGTCAAGCAGTCAATATGATACCACAGTCCATGGCGGCTGACCTGACGACGGTCTCGTTTGTAAAATTGGACAAACTAGGGTTCCACCCGTTGCTATCCGTGCATGACTCCATCCTGTGCGAGGTAGATGACGAGTGCGCTGAGGAGGCCCTGCACGAGATGATACGCATCATGGAGACCACGGGGACAGAACTGTACGGCGATAAGGTTCCTTTTGTAGCGGAGGGGAGCATGGGTAAGTCATGGGGTGACATAAAATGAAAGCTGAAACCATCATCGTTTTACTGTTCTTCATTATTCTCATAGTCCTTTGCGCTTTCGCTGTGGTTGGTTATTCTACGCTGCTATGGAAGATATTCTAAGGAGGATACGTTGAGTAAACAAACTATTTTGGCACTAGACCCAGGTAAAAGCACAGGATTTATTGTTTGTTCCGTTGAAGACAATTTGGACTCGCTCTTTATCCTTGCTCATGGTGTGCTTAATCATTGGCGCGGCGTAGAGGAGCTAATCGATAACCATAAACCTGATGTGATTGTCGCTGAACAGTACCGGTTATACCCCAGGATGGCCAGTGTACAAGCATTCTCCACTGTTGTAGCTGCGCGTGTCCTTGGGGCTATCGAGTACATTGCAGAGAAACGAGGCATCCCGCTGTTTGAGCAGCCGGCTGTTCAAGGTAAAATCTTTGTTCCAGAGAACGTCTACACGCGCCTGGATAAGCACACGACACCACACGAGAAGGACGCTTTGAGGCACGCTGTATCATACTGTCTAAGACATGGAGTCAACGAATGAAAGTATATTCAATGGTTCTCTACACTAACTCAGATGCAATGGCAAGACGCGAAGGTACACTAGAATTATTAGCTGGAAGCAAAGAGGCAGCAGAGTACTATCTGGCTACCTACTGTACAGCACTGGCAAAGACTTATGGGCTATATGGTATTTGCGGAGATGGCTTTAAGTACATATATAAACACCAGATACGCACAGAAGACGTGGATATATCGCTGTGCGGCGCAATATTTGATAATGGACGCATAGTTATGCTGTACGAACACGAGGTTAGGAATGAAATACCTGGCCGGTGAGGGACGCTACCAGCCGAAGCTTGTGCTTTATGGTGGAGAGCAGGCGGCGCTGCACGGTGTGGTGCCCTTTGATTTCCCAGGGCTGACCCGCAAGCCTGGTCGTGTCCTGTTGCCGGCTGACCTGCGCCTTTACGAGTTAATCCGTACTAAGGCTGGGTTGATTGGCGACCAGTCAGTGCTGGATTGGTACCAGAGGGAGCGAGCCAAAGAACAGCAACGTGCCGCTCTGCAAGAACACAGCGATGTTGTGCTCGACCACGTTAATGCCCATAAGCTCTATGCCTACCAGCGAGTTGGTGCTAACTTCATCGCTCAGGTAGGGCGGGTCATTGTAGCCGACGAGCCTGGCTTAGGTAAGACGGCGCAGACCATTGTGGCTGTGGATATGACACCGCACGCCAATGTGCTGGTGGTCTGCCCCAACACGCTTAAACTGCACTGGTGTGCCGAGCGCAAACGTTGGACGGCCTATCCCAACGAGCCCGTCACGGTGGTGAGCAGGGACAATCGTCGCGCTCTGGCTGGCTGCCGAGGGTGGTACATTGTAAATTATGAATTGTTCAGGCTGGAGCCCTGGTTTCAGCAGTGGCATTGGGACTGGCTCATTGTGGATGAGGCACAGAATGTTAAGAACCGTGATACCCAGAACTACAAGCTGTTGTCCGAACTAAACGCCGAGCGCGTGGCTCTGCTGACTGGCACGCCGTTCGGCAATAACCCAGGCGAGCTATGGACGCTGCTGAACATCCTTGAACCCCAGCATTTCTCATCCTACTGGCGCTTCTACGCGATGTACGTCAAGTACGAGGGGCAAATTGGGATGGGCACAATTCCCACGGGGGTGCGTAATGTTGGGCTGCTGCGCCGTGAACTGCTGCCCCGCATGATTCAGCGCCGTAAAGCCGATGTGTACAGCCAGCTTCCGCCAAAGATAATCAAGCGTTTGCCCCTGGAGATGCCAGATGAGCAGCGCAAGTACTACACCCAGATGGCTGAACAAGGTTTGGCTCAGCTTCTCAGCGGTGACACGGTGCGCGCCCTGTCTCCCCTGGCTGTCATGCTTAGGCTCAGGCAAATCTTGAGCACACCGCTCACCATTGGGGGGCCTGACGTCTCTGCTAAGCTGGACGCAGTTATGGAGCTTATCTTGAATAATCCAGACCGCGTTTTGGTGATGACGCTGTTCAGGGGTACAGTTACGGCGCTGTCGAGACGCCTGACGGCGGCCAAGGTACCCCACGCTATTCTGATGGGCGATATGGGTCAAGCCCATGCCGCTGAGGTTCAGCGTCAGTTGAACAGCGGGGAGGTCAAAGTGCTGGTGTGCACCATGCAGTCCGGTGGCGTTGGGCTAAACTTAGTCGGCGCTAATACAGCTATCATCGTGGATAAGCATTACAATCCAGAGAAGCAGACCCAGGCTTATGACAGGATACACCGTATCGGCCAAACCAAGAACGTGTATATCACAGAGTTGTACTGCCCAGGCACGGTAGATAACGTGGTAGAGGGCATCCTGGCGCGAAAGATAAAGATGAGCGAGGATGTCTTTGCTCGCGCGCTAATCGAGGATTTACAAGCATTTCTAGGAAAAACACAAGGAGCTAAATGATATGGCGAATGGCAAACAGGTTAAGAATATCGTCGCCACAGTTGAGACTGCCAGCAAAAGATGCGAGGAGCTTGTGGCATCCTATGCCAATATGGACGCCGCAACGTTCAAGGACAGTGCTTTGCGTCTATCCCTGGAGCTCATTAAATACGGAGAGTACATCAAAACCACGCTCCTGCTCGGCAACGCAGCAGCACGCAGTGAACCAGCGGAGAAAAAGGCTCTGACCAAACAGGACGTCGAATCGCTGCAAGGTGCAAGCGATGAGGAGCGCGAGGCAGTCATTCATACGCCACCTCCAGGATTCGTTAAATGAGACTCAGTTTGGTGCTGCACTTTCACCCCTGTACTTCTAAATAAACCACAGCCGCACTAGTTAGTCTTACGACCAATCACGTGCGGCTGTAGTCTGGCCCCACCTGCGCAGCAGAGCGCGCTAATCCCCTATTCTTCATCCTCGTTCGGCACAGGCACACCCTTGTACGACAAGATTGCCCCCAACTGCAAGCACTCTTCCACCGATAGATTGTAACCCGTCTCTGGTCTCCCTGGAACCTGCATCAGATAATCTGTCTTGATGTGGTAAGGCAGTTCAATCTCCTGTGCACTCACATGGTCACCGAAGGCATTCATTGCTTGTTCATCTTCAGGCGTCTTGTACACGGCTTGCTTAATAGTTTTGCCGTTCTCATCCTGAACCTGCTTATAGACGACGTTGCCCTCTTCGTCCAGCAGGGCGTGCTTACGCAGTTCCTGTAAGCGCGCTTCCTCGATGATTTCATAGGCGTCCTCGATGGGCTTCATCACCATCGCCATGCTCATCGCCCCTTTAGGTGAGAGCCTGGCTTTAGCGATTTTTCGCAGCGCTGGCATTGCTTGATACAATTGCAGGACAGTAATTTTGTATGCCATAGTATCTCCATAGTGTTAGACTATATACATTATAGCATACGTACTCTATGCTGTCAATAGATTAGTAGAAAGCAATGGTGTAATCGGCGACGCTGGTCAGTGTAATTGTGGCCGCCACGGGGCAGTCAAAGTCTGGCCAGCCTTCCAGCGTCATATCTGTGTCGGTGGCGCGCACCTGTAGTTTTAACCAGGTGCCTTGCTGCACAGCCAGAGCGCCGGAGAGGGTCAACGTTTCAACATCATTTACGCAGCGTGAACGCACTGAAACAGAGCTCAAGCCGCGTGCTTCAGTCCAGGCAGAACCGTCGTCTGCGGAGTAGATGAGGCGAATTGCAGTGCCAACCACGCTATCAGCACTGCCGCCCCAGGAGAGATGTATGGACGCATCGCAATGGAGCAGCCCTTCGAAGCCGTTGACGACCAGGATGGACGCGTTCTCATAGACGCCGCCTTCATCGTAGTAAGCTACGCCAGGCAGACATTCATCTGGAAGCTTCAAGTCCCAAACAATGTCTGTCCACGTATCGGCACTCTCCAGCGTGACCGCTTCGACGCGCTGCGACTTCCAGGCGGTAACGACAGGCGCAATGTCCTGCCAGGTTGTGCCACCCTCGCCGTCCGCCACTGGGACAGTGCCGCTTTCAGCGCTGCCGCTGCGCAGGTTTCCATTTTCAACGCTGGAAATCCGTGCTGCCAATTGGTCGAGCGCGGGCGCTGTGTATGCTGGCACAGCCAGTTGCGACCAATCGGCGCTGGAGGCCGGCGTATAGTGCACACGTGCTGCGTCGCTGACGTTGGTTAACGGTGTGCCGTAAGTTTCAGGCATAACACTCCTTAGACTGTGCTTACACTGCCAACAAAAATCTCAGGTGGTGGACATGTACTACCAGGGCTACAATGGATTGAGTATGCAAACCCCCGCGATGTACCGTACTCTGTTGTAATTAACCAGTTAGCGACCTGTGTCCAGCTATTGCCGTTGTCTATCGATTTATATACGCTGTAATCATCGTATGTTCCAACGTACCAGGCGGAGTTACCATAAGTTATTGAGTTAATCACGTTTGGGACGCGCACATCCCCCTGAGGCAGCGAGCTCACCTGAGTCCACGAATCTCCACCGTCTGTAGAGCAGTACACTTTACTAGGCTCCAGTGGGAGCCAAGGATACTCTGGAGGTTGGGGAGTCAGTCCAAGTAACAAAGTTGAGCCCTGCATACCAATGGCCCAGCTTGTTTCGTTATTTGCTCCAGCGAAAACAGAGTTCCACGAAGCGCCATTGTTGTGTGATATGTAGACTTCGGGGAAGCTATAGCTTCCACCGTAAGTACATATTGCCCAAGTGCCATTTTTGTTAGTATCTATACACGACGGGGAGTTGTACACTAAGGATAGTTCTGCTGCATAATCCCACGTTAGCCCATTGTCGTTGGATACAAAAACTACTCCTGGTTCAAAGGTTACACCCACCCATACACCTTGGCAGTCTGTTGCTATATAGGATATACCCAGGTTAGCTGTACCGTCAACGGGAGCCCACGATGCACCGTTGTCATCAGAACGGTAAACAGCACCGCCAGAGTAGTATGCTGTGGCACACCAGGTGCCTTTCTTGTCGGTTGCAATATCCGTAAAGCCTGCAAAGGGTATATCGCCCATATCAACTTCTATACTGTTCCAGTTTCGTCCGTCATCTGTTGAGCGCAGAATGGTCGACGTATTTTGAGCAACACAGCACCACACAGAGATGTCATCTGAGTCTACAACGCTGCGCAAAAACTCCACCATATCTGTGCTGCTGAACACGCAATCCCATGACTCGCCCATGTCGGTTGAGCGAAATATTTGAGCTGTGGCGTCCTCCATCATTCCATATGTTCCGAAGAATCTGCCACCGGTAGCAATAAGAGTGCTCACTGTGTTTCTCCTTAAACTGTGCTTACATCACCAACAAAAATCTCTGGTGGTGGACAAGCTGGTTTGG